CCGTCTCCGGAAGTCCAATAGCCAATTTCCGGAAACCAATATGCAAGGCTTCCGTCGTTAACAAAATCCCATCCGTGAGGGTCTGCATTGTATCCCTCATACGTGGGGCTGTAGCGATAGACCTTAATGAGGATGTCGCCGTGTTTGATGACGGAACCGTGACCGACATAGGTTACTGGAATCTTCTTTGCTTTGGCTTCCGCAATAATCTTTTTTAGATAGTTGTAATCGGATTTGATTTCAGCATTACTAAGCCCGCCTTTAAGGACTTCGGGATCGTAGCAGTACAGCCCCCTCGGCGTGAAGTAGCTGTCACGGATAATAGCAAGTATTCCCTCGTCATGGTCGCCGTGTGCATGGCTTATGTGGAGATACGGCGACTTTATCTTACGGTCCTTGAGTCTGCTGATCAGGCGCGTCGTGCCGTTTCCGCAATACCCATCGATTACTTCAAAGTTGACACCATCATCGATAATCTGTGCATCGCCCCATCTGGGCCCGCCCTTGTCCGAATTGTAAAAGCCAGGTACGTGCAATCTTATCATGCGCTCTCACCACCTTTGTGATATTCGGAAGATGATACGTGCAGGCAAACACCCATGAACGTATCGACCGCCATGATGGTCATAGGGATTTCTGTTACATACGGAAGCCCCCAGATTTTGCCGACAGCAGCATACAAGGTCGCCACTGCGGGCAGGATCGTGAGCGCGATCTCCTTCAGGATGTCATAAGTCTCATTTGTCATTTTCATGTGAGTCCCTCCTCTCAGCTTCCTGTTCTGTGATGACCGGGAGCTGCCGGCACTTCTGCACGATCGCAGCCGCGGTACCATTCCCGCCCATCTCCGAGTATGGTTTGAAAAGATAAGTCTCGAGGTCGTCCAGCTCCGACAGCGTGATCCCGTCGCGGTGGATGTACTTCTCCGCAACTCTGAAGATCGCGTCATGCCCGAGGCCGAGGATCATGCGGTCCCTGGCCGACTTCGCCGTGGACCTGCTCTGGATCCACGCCCACAGTCCATTAGATCCCAGGACTGCTACCACTACTGTGATGATTAACTGCGCTGCATTGTACATTGGCGCGTACCCTCCACAAATGAAAAGAGAGCCCCCTGAGGAGCTCTCTGGTTTATAGTTTCGTTGACTAAGTTATGCCAAGTGTTGACTAAGTATGTACGATAAAAGCTTGCATACATACATCTTCACTAGTTTTTTTGTGTGTATGCTTTACGTGAATTGCGTAGTCAGTAAAAGACTGCTTTATCGTATAAACGGTTTGTATTTCACGCATGTCCTATCCGTGTGCTTTTTGAGTAATGCACACCAACAAAAACGGAAACAGTACCATTTGCAGTTACGGCATGAATCGTTCATTCTGTCACCTCTGCCCCTCTTGGGTTTCCGAAAGTGTCATTTCATAAAATCCACCGTCAGCAACGAACACTTTTTTGATAATCATATATGTTTTTCCGTTGCGCTTAACGTAGTCACCTCTGGTTAAGGTAATGTCGGGATATGTAAACAGTATATCTCCATTTTTGTTTATAAAAACCGTAAGCACCCAATCACCTCACTTTCTGAGGGTATTATATCATGATTCCTCGCTCACCTCTTCGGGTTCGGGAGTAGGCTCATGGTGGATATACTCCTTGTACCCCTCTACTGCGTCTAACTGCTCATCGGCAATCATGACATAGGCAGTGATTACATCGGTAGCGTTCCAAAGCGTCTGGCAAAGCCCGTGATAGTTGACCTTTGCAGATGCGATGTCGGTAAAGCCTTCTGCATGGACGGAGTAAGACCCATTGATAACTTTGATAATTGCGTATTTCATTTTCTGCCTCCTTATGTGTTGACGAGGTTAAGAGCATCTGAGAGAGATACCCGCTCTGCATTTGTTCCGACCGTGATTGTTGCTCCGCTTGCAATATTGGCGAGCGCACGGTATAGGGTGTTCCCGACCATGAAGAATTGACCACTTGTGATAGCAGAATCAGCAATCATGTCATCTTCTTCTGGTTGTGTCAGCTTTTCGATATACAGTTTTATATCCGCTCTGTATTCAACATTTGTGTCCCCTGTGTCTGCAAAGATGTTGTTTACTCCAAGCAGAGATGCTATCTCATGAGGGTCTAACTGGTATTCCGTCCCCTCTGCTCCGATGTTTACCACTTGCGCTCCGATTGTGGGTGTTGTTCCGACTGCATACACATCACGATCTGAAATCCATTCGCCTGTCAGCGTTTCGCCATTATAAGATGCATAATAAGGATATACTGTCAACTCCCCACTCAGCACATCCAACTTACCGCCGTAGACGGTCTGACCTAAGTCGATGGTGATGGAGCGTCCTGTGTATGGTTCGTAGGGAGTGGCGGTTGAGCCGAGTTCTAACTGCAAATTATAATTTCCAAACTTCGTTTGTGTTGCTTCTTGGTTTGCCTGTTGGTCGAAAAACAGAATATGCTCGTCGTCTAGCAATGTTGTGTGAACGGATGTATAATCTGCACCTGTTGTCAAATATTCAAACCTTACAAACGTACCATCGTTTTTGACCACATTGTAATACATATAAGCGACCCCTACGGATTTTTTCCAAGCAGTAAAACTGTACGTCCCACTAGGGAGATAAATAGCAATACCTTTTCGCCTTTGTGGGTTGTCTACATTTTTCACAAAGCAATCAATTAATTGCGCATCATTCAGCTTGGATTCGTCGAGCAGATTCTTCCCACTCGCACCAACCTTGCATCCTGTCCATCCGCTTATAGGGCAGATGTTTTCGGGCGATGGGTCACCATTGGAAAGGTCTTGGACAGGATCAATATTGACCACAAGGCTCTTGAGCGGTATATCATCTGCTCCATCGGTAAACGATGCGATTGCTCCACTTGCAGAGTCTACTGCGTAAGGCTTGAATATATCATCTTCAAGGCTTGCGATGTCTGCGGTATTCTGGTCAATCTGCTCTGTCTTTCCGCTTATGGAATCGACCAATGTCTGTGCTTCGTCCCTTGCGGATTCTGCATCATCTTTTGCGCTAATTGCACTATCTCTCGCACTCTCAGCAAGCCCCTGTGCGGTCTGTGCGGACGTTTTTGCTGATTCTGCGTCCGTCTTATAGGTAAGTGCCTGTGACGCACTCTGGGCGGATTCAGAAGCCTTTGTGCTTGCCGTACTAGCATATCCGCTTGCTTCTGTGGCTTTATTGCTTGCGGTCTGTGCGGATGTCTGTGCGCTTGATACGTATCCCTGTGCGCTTGTGGCACTCTGACTTGCAGACGTAGCACTTGCTGATGCCTGACTTGCAGAGTTAGCCGATGCCGTAGCACTCTGAGCCGATGCGCTTGCGCTCGCCTGTGCTTCTTCTGCACTGTCCTGTGCATCTGCCGAATTGATAGCAGATTGTTCTGCGCTCTGTGCCGATGCCGTAGCAGATGTGCTTGCAGAATTGGCAGAAATCTCAGCACTATTAGCATAAGTCTGTGCCGTGTCAGAATATAATCCCGCCGTTCTTGCGCTTTCCTGTGCCTGTTCTGCACTCTCACTTGCGGACTGTGCGCTTGCATCCGCATCAATGACATCCTGTGCGGTCTGTGCGACTGCCGTATTCAGAGCATTAATGGCTTGGTCAATGGTCGATTCCTGTTCGGGAGTAGGCTGTTCATCTGTGCGGTCAGGTCTGAGTTTGTTCGGGATGCGGAATTTAAAAACGGTTCTGCCGTAGTTATCCCCGACATGATAGAGAAATGCGAATACATCCTTGCCACTCGAAATGAACTGACTAGGAATAAGCACTCCGTCCGCATTGCCTATCATAGTCACGGACGTTCCGTTATGCTCACTGTTGGAGAAGTCCACCTCATACGTTGACGGCAACTCCAACCCTTCAATCAGCAGATACAGACCGTAGTCCTCTTTGACGATGGGAGCAGTAACCGTATATCTACCCCCACCAACAGGGGCATGAATTACTTTTGATGTATCAATCATAGGTTATCCCTCCAAAGCAGTTACACGGGTCAGCAAGTCCTGTAAATCTTCCTTTATCTGACTTACGTCTGCTTCGAGTGTGGCAATATCCGCCGTGTTAGTCTCGATAGATGTCGCCATCTCTTCGAGGTTGTAGCCGTCGTACTCGCCTGCCCATGTGTCCGTTGATGCGTCAAGCGCCACGCCGTTATTGATAGCAAAGATCTCTGTCCGCAGAATCTGTGTTCCGGAAGTGATTTTGAACTGACCGCGCATCTTGCCGGAAACAGCAAGCGCTACCTGCGTCAACTCGGCATAAGGGCCGAGAAACTGTGCGCCCTCTTCGCCATACTCGAATGTCTCGCCGGTAATCTGTACGCCGACATTATCGGGCCTTACAACAATCAGCTGAACTGTAGCCCCTGAATCGACATCGTACTGCATGCCCACATTCTGGAGCATAGCTGCTACATATCTAGTCTGAGAATCAAGTTGAATCGCCTTAACGGTCGCAGGGGTCGTATCATGGTTATAAAGATCAAGCGTTATGTTCGCTTCTACATTCTGTAATGCCATCTATTCCACCTCCTTAACCGCCGTACGTTCTGATCAACGTGCACCGCAGAGTAGCCACGCCGTTATTAGTAACCTTAAGCAGTCCGTTTCCGCCATCCGCTACGACCACGTCTGCGGCTGTATTGATTGCTTTTATGCCGAGCGTGCCGCTCGTTGTCACGCCGATCAGATACATTCCTCTCAATGTATTCGATGTTGACGCCGCATTGACGATAAGGACATATGTCGAGAGATTATTCAGCTGTTTATAATCATTCGCGCTCGCTGCTACATTGTATTCACTCGTGCGGACAATGCCCGCCGTTTTCGTTTCCAATGCACTAACTCTGTTCCGTGCATCGGTCACGTTTGAAGTGTTGGCGTTGATTTTCGTAAGCAGTTCACGAATCGCGCCTGTTATAGTGGCGGCTACTGTGCCCATTGCCGTATTGCCTACATTGTTAACCAGACTGGTAACAGTCGTAACAAGCGACGTAACGTCATTCTGCTTTGCCATCGATACAACATCCGGGATCCTCACGACCGACTCAATGCTGATTCCGTCCAAGTGTACCTCGTACAGCGGGAAATCCACAGTTGTGTCACCGTCTGCGATGGATCCGGTTGTGTGACTTGGCGTAGCCGGATTGCTCGCTGCCGGAGTGCCTTTGATGACCTCCAGCTGCATATCTTCCACACCTGTGCCCGAATTCTTCGTGTACCTGGCTACGATCAGGTCCGTTCTCAGCATCCCCTGGGCCCCGTTGTCAATCGCCATCGCCTCCACCGTCCCGAGCGCGATCTCTGCCGTACATCCCTCCGCTACAAGGATCCCGTCGGCGATATCCACTTCATTCGCGCTGATGACTGTGGCGGCCATTTCTGACCCGACTGCCAGGATGCAGACATCATCCCCGAATATGCCGATATTCTTGTTCCTCAGCTGCTGGGATGTAATATGTGCCTCTCCTCTGTATCCCGCGATTATATTCATGCTCATTTGTTTGCTCCTTAGCTCTGGTCGATTGTAATATCACTGGACAGCTTGTATTCGATCTTTTCGAAGCCTTTCTGCCACTTGATGATCTTTTTGGTGATCGGTGCGGTCATGGTCAGTCCTGTCAGATAGTCCCTGCTGCCGACAATATCCCCTATGGCCACATCCTGCTCACTCTCAAGGTCGATCGTAAATTTGTTCTCATTGTATTCGATCAGCCTTTTCAGCTGATCGGTCCCTGATTTCAGCAGTTCCTCGTCCGATGCGTTTGTGTAGTCATATACTGCCACGATCTCGTTTTCATCAAATTGCGTCTGGGTCTGGGAGATGACTCCTGAACTGTCTGCGTACAGATGAATGACAGTCCTGCTGCTCAGCTCGCCTCCGCCCAGGCAGATCAGGTGATTCACACTCCTGCCGTCGAGCGTCATGCTGTAATTTGCATTCATGTCGTCCGAATACTCGATCCTCGCCGAGAAGTCGCTGATCGGCGCCGCACTGACGACCACTTTACGCTGCGTCTGATCATAAGACAGCTGCATCTTATAGCCTTTAGCCTTCAGCATTTCGCGCAGCCCGTTATATAGGGTCGTGTATCTTGCGTACTGGTAAGACGTCGTTACTCCCGTAGATTCCGACGATCCGACAAAAA